TACTCTACACAATGGGTATTAATTCTATTTTTCCGCGGGAGTTAGAAGCTGATGATATTGTTGCTTATATTTGCAGAGAGCATGATGGTGATAAGGTTATTATTTCTGTAGATAGAGATTTTCTACAACTGGTCAGTGCAGAGTGTACTATGTATGACCCTATACGTAAGAGATTTTTTGAAGAAAGAAATTTTGAAAAGCAGACAGGTTTTGTAGATGTAGAACAATGGTTTACTGCAAAATGTTTAACCGGTGATAAGTCAGATAATGTACCGGGTATACCTGGCTTCGGTAAAGCATCAGTTAAAAGGTATTTTGAGGATCCGGGCTATATGCTCGATGAAAAACAACGAGAAATATTTAAACGAAATGTAGATATATTTTGTTTAGACAAATACGAGTCGCTTCCAGAAGAAGCAAATTATTATAAAGAGCAACTTGAGGTTAAAGTTGAACCTTGTTATAAGGCGTTTCTTGAATATTGTCGTGAATACTCTTTTAAACGTATTCTCGATAAAAAAGAAGACTGGCATAATTTGTTTTTTATGAAAAGTCTTTATAATAAACTTAATGATATCGCTTCCTGAAGACTTTGTTATACTTAAGTTTTTCGAATTGGGGTTCTACCCAAAGTATAATAAATTTAATAATGTATATCAATGCAGCTGCCCAATCTGTAGGGAAGGTAAGTCTTTAGGCAAAAAAAGACGGTGTTATTACATTCCAAAAAATAATAATATATTTTGTCATAACTGCGGATGGTCCGGAAAACCTCTTAGGTGGATAAAGGAAGTATCCGGAGCTGGAGACGAAGATATTATAAAGGAGTTAAAAGATTATGTTCCAGATATTGAAGACATAACAGAAAAAAATGAAAAAACTGAACCAACTTTTAAGATCGAGACCTTACCTAAGGATAGCATTAATTTGTCTGATAAGTTTCAGCTTGACTATTACGATAGCAACAATGTTGTTAGAGCTGTTCAACATTTAATTGCAGAGAGACGATTAGATACTGCAGTAAATAAACCAGGAGCTATGTATGTATCATTGACAGACATGGTTCATAAGAATAGACTAGTTATACCGTTTTTTAATGAGCGTGATGAAATCGAATTTTATCAAACTAGGACAGTCTTAAATAAAGACAAAAAAATTAAGCCCAAATATTTAGGAAAAATAAATGCGGAAAAAACTCTGTTTAATATTGATCGAATAAGCAGTGATCATGATTGTGTTTATATTTTTGAAGGGCCTATAAATGCTTTCTTTACAAAGAATTCTCTTGCAGTTGCCGGTATTACTGAAAGAGGTAAATCATTTACGCAACGGCAAGAGGAGCAGTTAAATACAACGCTTAAGTGGTATGATAAAACGTGGATCCTTGACTCTCAGTGGGTTGATCAAGCATCCCTAGTAAAGTCGGAAGTATTACTTAAACAAGGGGAAAGAGTGTTTATATGGCCAGAGAAATTTGGTAAGAAATTTAAGGACTTTAATGATATTGCAATTGCATGTAAGATAGATGAAATCAAATGGAAATTTATAGAAAAAAATACCTTCGACGGAATCGAAGGTATTGTAAAATTATCGGAGATTAAACGATATAGGAATTACACATATTTAAACTGAGCATTTCCGGTCTGGGCAATATAACCTTTAAACGACTCATTTAAAGCAGCAAGCTCTGTTGCAACTCTAGCAATTTTACGTTGCTCAGAAGCTTTCATTCGATCAAAGATTGTATCAGGCTCTGCATTAGCTAAAAGAGTTTGAATAGAATCAGGTGACGAGCCATTTAAGTACTCTAAGAAGGTTTCTATTTCACCAATCCACCCCTCGAGCTTAACTCTCATGGCTTCATTACGCTCACTAACAGCTTGCGCGGCTTTTACATTAGGATCTTCCTCAACAGCAACTTCATCAACTTCTACATCTACGTCAAAGTCTTCTGCGCTTGTATCATCATCTAACTCTGCCTCAAAAGCTACCCTTTCTTCTTCTGCTTGTTCATTGAGAGATTTATAAAAACGTCTTTCGAATTTAGTCATAAAATTATTTAGTCTCTAGCATAAATAATTACATGGATGGACCGGAATTTCCTTATAGCGTAGGGCCAGAAGATAACCCCATTAATTTTCATATGAATGCTTCTGACCAGATGTCTATCTATAAGGATAATGAAAAATATCAAAAAGCACCGCCAATACTACCTGTTGAAGTGCAGCACATGAACGAGCTACTTGGTAATACCTTTGTTTCTTTAGTAGAAATTAGAAATATGCTCTCGAAAGCAAAAGCTAATGAAAATATTTCAAGTATAGTTATTAATCAAATAAACGATAAAATTGATAAAATTAACGATCTCATCCTTGATATTCCAGAAGATCTATCTAAAATATCTATATGACTATTCTTAGATCGATACTAATTACTAGTATCGTATCAGCCTTATTTGGATTTGCTCTTCGAAACGTATTTGGTTTTTGGGAAGCTACAGCTTTAGCATTTGTAGTGCAATTTATCGCAGCATTTGTTGTCTCTTCCTTTAAGCTTAATAAGATTACTAATTTAACCGCGGAATTTGAAGCTGAATTACAACAGTTACTAGATCTTAATGAAGCTACTATTGTTTGCCCGTGTAATAACAACACATTTATGGAAAATATTTTTATCAATATGGATAATAGCTATACATGTGAAAAGTGTAACAACACATATAGAGTCGATGTAAATTTAGTTCCAACGCTTCTAACAGAGCCTGTAAATATTGATAGGACACTTGTAGATTTAACAAAAAAGACAGAAGAAGCTAAAGATGTACAAATAACATCTGATTACACTCCAGGAACGGAACTATAATATAATAATATTAATTATGGAAAAACATAAATTTACACTAAAAGACGGTACGACAAAAACTATGAATTTTGATGAACTAGTTCGATGGGCTTGTTTAATAGAAGCCCTTGAAGTGGTCGGAGGAAGAGAAGATATCGATATCGCGAGTAATAAATGGATTAAACCATTAGCTTTTCAAAAATATATCGATGAGAGATTCCACTCAATGAAACATGATCTCAAGGTAGAAGCTACGTTAGGTAATTTATAATCCTAACTCGTCTTTAACAGTCTGGATATATGTCTTTGATATTTTATCCTTAAATCTATCGATAATTTCGTTAGTATCCTTTCCAATTTCTTGGAAACCGATCATATAATTACGGAATCTATCTTCCTTAGTTGGATTAAATGGTACTCCAAGTGGTCTACCAAATCTATGCAACCACCGGAGAAAGGGCAAGCAAACTGTCTTCCGGCCAGCGATTCTGTATTTTTCATGAATATATCCTTCCTCACCACCGAAACCTCTAAATTTTTTATTAAACCCCAACCAACTGTCTGTTCTACAGGTGAATACACCTAAACCTTGCGCTGGTATTTCAAATGGCTTTGCAGAAATATCTTTTCCTCTTTTATCTGTAGCCCATACCCCCCACATATCCCCGCCCCACTTATTTAAATCAAAGTGCGTACTTATATTTTTCATATCATCATATATTAACGGCCCCTGTAATAAATTACGATGATCTCTACCTGTATCATAAAATTCTAAAAGCTTTTCTAAGCTTCCAGGATCTAACAATACATGGCAATCTAATACTAATACGTATTCTGTATTTGCTAACCCGAATATTTTATTTCTTAAAGAAGTTGCAGAATATGCATCAAATTCAACATATGTCACTGGCTCCTTTATCCATTCAACAAATTTACGTATTTCTTTTCCTTGTGGAGATTTTGGATTGTTATTAATAATAACAAATTCTAATCTATCTAATACTTCTTTATGATGTAATCTTAAAGACTGTATTGTAAAATAAAGACCTTCGTAATCGTCATAAACACAAGTTCCAATAGTAAGCTTTTCCACATTAATAATTACTAAAATTGCAAAGTATTGCAATCCTCATTTTCAGGGCATAATGTTGTTGTAGTAGTTATTACCGGTGCTGGCGTAGTAGTGGTTGTGGTCGTTGTGGTTGTCGGTACAGTAACTACTACCTCATTCATTAAGAACGGGGTCTGTAATGGTAAAATTGGAGCTGGGTATATAAATGTCGGAGGTTCTGGCGGCTCTGGCGGCTCTGGTGGATCTGGTGGATCTGTTATAATCTCAATTATATCATCATCTTCATCAGCCAAAAAACCGGTGTTGCTTGGTGGCACTATATGCGGCGGTATGGTGGTACATGGCGGCGGTGGGGTGGTGTATGGCGGCGTTGTATACGGCGGAGTAGTGTACGGCGGCGTTGTATACGGCGGAGTAGTGTACGGCGGAGTGGTGTATGGTAGCGTAGTATAAGGTGGTGGGGTATTATACGGAGGCTCAGTTGTTGGGTCGTCGTATATCGTAAAGTCGCCACTATCATTTGTAGGATCCGACCATATCAAACTGGGAAGCTCTATTATATCATCAACCGGACTACCACTTCCGGAACCATCTGATTCATCTTCATCCTCTTCTTCTGGATCATAACAATTACCTTCAGAATCTCTTCTCCACCCTTCGGGGCACACGTCAACACACTCCCCATTAACTCTTTCCTGCCCAGCTGGACACGGTGGGTATTCACACTCCCCGGTTAGTTCATTCCTTACCAATCCTTCAGGACATGGCTCCGGTGTGACACCTGGTGTAGTATCATCTGGTGTAGTATCATCCGGTGTAGTATCATCAGAATCACCTTCTTCACAACACCTTCCGTGACCGTTACATAACTCCCATGGGTTATTTGGATTTTGTGCATCCGGTGGTATGTCAGGATACCTAGGTATCCTGTTAGCGCGCCGCTTATCGATAATAGAATAACATTTACCAAGATGTCTAACAATTACGCTTTCCCAGTTGCTGCCTGTAGTTACATCATCTATTTCAAATATTCCTAATTCTGGTGGTAACCCATCAGCCCAAGTCTGTTCCCCAGGATTTGCACTCGGCTCCCACTTCCAATCTGCAATAGGAGTACAGCATTCATCTGAAGGTTGTTCCTCTTCAAAAACGACTCCACCGCGTGGAATTAATTCTTCTTCATATGCCTCTATATCTTCAGATATATAACCTACTGCCAATCCGGTTGGGTCACTAAACCCCTTCTCCCCGGCCTGGATTTTAGATAAGGATTGTTTTAAAGATTCTATACGTTCTGTTAACTCTTCACTTGTTAATGTAGGTATTAGATCATCTCTTTCCTGAACTTGTATTTCACGTAATCTTCTTAAACTTGCTTTTGCCTCTTCACCTCTTCGCTGTATTTCAGCTTGATACGCCTGTAAATCCTCCGCGGTCCATACTGATAATAATCCTAGAGGATCAGCTCTTAGTCCGGACTCAATATCTGTAAGAGTTTGCTGCGCTGTATTAATACGACGTGTTAGCTCTTCTTCACTTAACGTGGGTAATAAGTCATCCCTCTGCTGCCTTCGAACTTCATCTCTTTTCTTCTGAATCTCTTCTAAGCGCCGAACGCGCTCCGCTTCATTTTTTTCTTTCTCAGCTTCCTGTCGCTCTCTCTCCAAACGATCTTTCTCTGCTTGCGCTGCTCGTGCAGCGACACGATCTTCAGCTTCTTTCTTTTCATCAGCTATTCGATCTCTCTCTGCCTGAGCCTTACGATCTCTCTCTGCCTGAGCCTTTCTTTCTTCCTCAGCCTTTCTTTCTTCCTCGGCTAGCCGAGCAGCCTCAGCTCTAGCTTCAGCTGCGCGCTCCTCTTCAGCAGCAGCAGCCGCAGCATCCACTTGTTCTTTTATTTGAGAATAGATTGTTAAAAGTTCAAGTGCTTTATCAACTGGACCTAATACATCATTTGAAGCTATAGCCGCGTCTTCTGTTAATCGAGTAATCCTCCATCGTGAGTTCGCACCAACCTCTGATCCTAAGGCCTGTGAAACGCTTCCTAATTCTTTTGCGGAGTTGGCAGCCTGTTTTAGTAAATTAACTGCCTGTAATGTGTCGCTTAAATATGGATCTATGGGCTGATCTATACCTTCCACACGAGAAACATCTAAAGCAATTATCCAAGTTTTAATAGCTTCCTCAGCAGCTTCTGATAAAGGTACTACAGTTGCGGCCGCTTTTTCAGCAGCTTTCCCAGCTGCTTCAGCGTTGTTAACTCTGGATTCAAACGCGTTATTAAACGTTTTTTGATCAATTACACGTTTAAGCCATTTTAACCCTGGCCGATAACCTCTAGAATCCCTAGGGATTTTAGCATCAAGGGCCAATCCAGCTTCCGCTTCAGATACACCAGCTTTGCTGACTGCTAATGTTAACTGTTCTTCTATTTCCCTAACGCTTCCCGGTCCTGTAGTTGCTATAAAAGTATCCTTTATATCCACCTGGGGCTGGCTACTATCTCTATTATTAGCTCGGTTAGCTTCATCCGCCTTTCTTTGAGCTTCGTTTTCAGCCTCTCTAGCGGCGGCAGCTGCCTCCGCTGCAGCTCTATCTGCTGCCTCCTGCGCGGCTGCTGAGGCTGCGTCCGCTGCAGCTCTATCTGCTGCCTCCTGCGCGGCTGCAGCCGCAGCCGCAGCCTGCGCCGCCGCCTCAGCCGCGGCTGCATCTGCTTCTTCCTTCTTTTTAAGTGCTTCAAACTGCTCTGGGGTAAGCCGAAAAGCATCCGCCGGATTCGATATATTTTTTGTTATATTCTTAACATATGGTACACCATCTACAATTTGCTGTAGAGCAATACTTACGTCCATGCTCCCGTCTCCTTCAACAGGATCAGATACTAACGTTAATTGCGGTATGTTTATATCAACGCTACGATTAACGGCTGCGGACACACCATCTTGGAGCTCTGCTTGAGTGTGATAATCTTCAATAAAATAGTCAACCTGGCCTTCAAAATCATTACTTATAGTAATAGAGTTTATGTTAACAACACCCGTTGTATTTGCAAAAGAATTAGGAATTCCCCCACCACCTAATAAAGGATATGTAACAACAGTACAATCAACGTCCAGAATCTCAACACCTGGGTTCCCTAAATTTATACTTGTAGGCTCTGGCTTCCCTGTCTTTGTCGACGTAGGCTCTGTCTTCCCTGTGTTTGTCGACGTAGGATTCGGTGTTGAATCATTAGGATTCGGTGTCGGATCATAAGGACCCGGTGTTGAATCATTTGAATTTGGAGAAGGTGTTGCCATTATGCTGTAATATTAGATACGGTTGTATATGGTGTATTTGGCACTGTACTTAAGCTAGGGGTGCGTATAGTTTCAGTAAGTACTTGGCTGCCCTCATATCCTTCAACATGGAAGTTTCTTAAGAAAAAGTCTTTTGCGCTTAATTGATAAGCTGCCTCAGGTGCTGCATAATTTGCTGAAATAGGAGTGGAAAAGGCAAATCCACAATAAACGTTTTCTATATTTGATAAACCACTATATCTAGACCCTAAATCAATAGCAGTTAATACGGTGTAAGTAGTATTATCGCTGTTATGGGTATCAATATATAGTGTTTGCCCTAGATTGACATATCTGAATCTTAATGTTCTATATGTATCAGTAGATATTGTACTAAAGGTAGTTGATATAGAAGACAGATGATTATAAGCAAGTACATTATGAAGAAAATCTCGTACAACGATTGACTCTCTTAATACCTGGTGTGGCTTTACACCAGGTCTATCATCTCGCCCGGTTAAAGCATAATCACCGGTAGAATCAAATGCGACCTTTACTAACATTCCACTTAATATAGCGCCTTCGAGCAAAATTGTCGAATCTGATTCAGTTTTTAAAGGTTGTGAAGAAGACAGCACGAATGCTTTGGTATATCCTTCAGTTAATAAGGCATGCGCTGATAATATAAATTCTGGATCTTGATCACCTAGATACTGTCCCGGTAGACAAGAGAGCGGTCTGGGTAGATTAGTTAAAAATGTTGAAAACCCTAACTGATAATTATGTGATTTAGCCGTTTCACCGAAGCTTGTGCTTGGAAGTTTATATTGAAAAGACCAGGTTATATCATAATTCGAATTAAAGGACTTACCAATCTCTACGAAAGTGTAATATCTCGCCTCCGCGGGTAATGATATATCAGTTGGAAATCCTGCTAATGCTGCCATATATATATTTAATTACTCATTCCTTTATAAAAGTACAGGTTAGAGAATTTGTTTTCTTGATTTGGGTCTTAAACACTAATTCATACCCTAATTTACCTAGCTCGACATATATTGTTTCAAAATACTGGAACGGTATATTAAAAAGAATGCTATCTAACTCGTTATCATATATAACATAGTCGGAAAACTCTTCACAGAGTGCATTAGCTCTGCAAACGTTTGCATTCATACAAGTATTTATTCATCGTCAAATACTTGTATGATTTTATCTATTTTTTCAATTAAAATGCCAGTATCAGCATGCAACTGATATTGTTTGTAATTAAAACTAGTATTATTTAATAATATATCTTTTAAAGTTACAAAATCTTCAAAATTTAGACCCTCGACAATAACTTCTTCCATATTGTAGTTATATTCTACGCGTTATAAGGCAACTAGTTCCACTCAAACACAACTATACCGGTCCGTGGAGACGGCCCGGAATCGTCATTACTATGAGATCCCTGACCACCACCGTAAGCTGGGCTGTTACCATAAAATCCGGAGCCTCCAACGCCTTCTTCATCTCCATCGGAAGAGTCTGTATCTACATAACCAACACCGCCTAATAATTTTAATGTTTCTGTTGGTAAATAAAGACTTTCAACAACTGTTGGTGTTGATGCGCCCTCTTTACTATACAATCCACCCGGTGCCGTAACTAATGGATCATTACCATCTGCAACAGGTTCATATATATAACTAGATTTACCACTAGTATACCCAACTGGTGCGGCCGCCACCTTAACTCGAAACTCTGTTCCTGGTTTTGCAGAAAGATATCCAATAGCTGTAGATCCTGCATTACCGCTTCTTGATTTACCTGGAGATCCAGATCCAGTTACATAAAACTTAACATAAGAAATACCGTCTGGCATTGTAAATGTATCAGTTATACCCGGTGTTGTAAATATTTGCATTCCGGGCTGTGGCCTTGTTATTATTATTTCACCGCTAAGAGGATTAAATGCTGAATCTGTTACATTTTGAGTTTGACCTGACTCGGATCTAATAGTAGCAGATAAATTCTTACCAACAGTCAGTGTTGGATTAGTTACTCCACCAAATGCCTTAATAATGAAGTTCATACCAACAGCTGATAGAGATGTTTTTTGTGCTGATAGTCCTACTCCACGAGCTGGGAATTGATTTCCAAGACTTTGAGCAGCACCTGTCCCGGGAACAAATCCATGAATAAATGTTGCGCTTAGATTTGGTACATTAAATGTATTGTCTGAGAAAGTACGACCATATTGACCTCCAATAGCAGTAAGAAGTTCTGAATACGTTACTGCATCAACTGACTGTCCGTTACAATTTAACCAACCATATGGTGCACTTGATAGTGGACCAGCATATGGTTGAATAGAACCAACTGGTATAAGAGCTGCTGTGGTAGGAGATACAGCAGAGTATACCACTTTTGGTACCCGCCAAGCTAATTCCGGATTTAATGCATCATCAGTAGTATTATAACCTAGAAACTCACCGGTCTGTGGCCCTGTATTTGGAAAAGTATAATCAAGTGTGTTAATTTTTAATTTACCGGGTAATGTTAAATAGTCCGTTAAACCTGTACTTCTTCGAGTTATATTATCAACACTTATTGTAGAGCTAAGTGCTACTCTATTAGATACATCTAGTGTTATAGAGGTTCCTAGTGCATCATAATCTATATTACCAGCAGATAATCCCCCACCCCCGGCATCTGTACGAACACCTATCTTAATTTGGTTCGTTGGATTAATTGAAACTGTTTTATCAAGCGCGCTTATTAAATTTGATACTGTTGTCCAATCATTTGCAACACTACCATTTCCTTTAGTGCATACTTTTATTTCGTGATTGTCTGTATCATAAGCATAATCCCCGCTGGCAACTGGTGCGAGTGAAGTTAGGTCAGCATGCTGACCAGCCCATTTATTACCAACAATTACCCCACCTACTGTTACACCGTCTCCGATATACAATCTCTTTGTATCAGTTGAATAACCTAACTCACCAGATTCAAGAGTAATTTGCTGCCGATCATGATCAGTACCTCTCCTAACAAGTAGCTTTAATAGGGTGTTTTCTAAAATTTGTATGGCCATGTGTTTTAATATTTAATAACTGTAAACTGGTATTGCGAATCTATCAAAAGTATTGTTTTCTGTATTTTCTCCATTACGTACCGTACCGGATAACGACATTGTAATAAATCCTGCAGAACTTAATGTAACAGCAGCCGCCCCGGAATCAATACCATGGCATACTTGTTGTGTATACTTACCACCAAATTTATGTGAAACCTGATTTGGTGCTCCGTTAAATATATTTAAAACCGGGTCTTCAGCATACTTTATAATAAAGTTAACACCAAAAGCACTTAATGTCGAGGGCCCTCCTAATCCGGTCTTTGGACCAAGTAAATGTGACTCTGTAGCACTTAAGAACAAGGTCTTAGTTAAAGCAGTAATAGCTCCGTCAGAGCCATACAACATAACATCACCCCCTGTTAAGCTTGGAACCCTAAAATGAGACATACCTGTACCACCATAAACAGTTCCTATTTTCTCCCAAAGTTTGCTGTATTGTGTATCTGTTTCAGCATTAAGTGCACGACCATTACAAAGTAAGTATCCAGCAGGCGCCTCAGTAAAGGCTTGCGCATGCGGTAGTATTGAACCAATCGGTACTCCATCTCCTGCCCCGCTACCAGATAGACCTGTAGCAGTAATAACATCAAACACAGAGCTTTGTATATCGGTAACTAGCCCTTTCTCTACGTTTATATACGGCATCTCCTGGAAAGCTGATGTCGACCCATTTAACGTTACCACCCCATTATCGTTTATAAGAAGCTCACCATCAACTGTCTGTAGAGCAGCTTCTAACCTGTTTGTTGCTGTGTTAACATTTAATCCTCCACCTAATTTACCGGCTGTTGTAGAGGTACCATCTCCTGGACCAGCCCATGATGAAATAGGCACCGCTATACTACCAACGCTTTTAAGTTCTAATTTATTATTAGTAGGAAAATGAAATTGATCTTCATTAACACTTAGAGCTAATTCTTCTCCATTACCACCCTTTAATCCACTAGCAGATGGATATAAAGCGTATATTTCTCTCTTAGTTACAGAGCCTGATTTTGGTGTTATTCTGCCAGGAGCTCCTGGCGCGCTTGATAATATTAAATAATCTGAATTAAGTGCTACATTAGCTTCGCCTGCAACAGTGTTTGATGATAATAGCCCAGTACCAAAAAATGCTTCTTTAATATTTTGTGCATCCAGACTTTGTCTCTTTACAGAAAATTTATTATCACTATCAAATTCAATAGTTGTATCATCAGGTATATTTCCAATATAAGACCACCCAGATAGAGCATTAGTGTAAGCTCTACCTGTTGAACTAGCACCGGTCAACATAAACAACCTACTATCTGCATATCCAATATCCCCAACTTGTAAAAATGGAGATTCACCAGCCGCTGGCCCTAAACTCGACGCATTATTAAAAGGCCCCACGGCTTTCATCCCGGCTACAGTACCACCATAAGTCGCACCGTCACCAACAAACAATCTTTTCGAATCCAGTGTATATCCAACCTCTCCTTGATCTAATACAATGTCTGTTCGCTGACTGTCGCTACCTCTTCTAACTTTTAATTTTACTATAGTGATATTTGCCATGATTTTTTATGATATTCTTTTCCATACATATGCTCCGTATGATGGTGGTATGTTATTATGTGCTTTTCCCTCACCTACTGCAGTAGATTGTTTAATGTTTTGAGTGCCCTCATTAAAGCCGACCTGCGCAGTGCCTGATGTTACAACACTTGCTGGACTTGCATTATTACGCAACTCACCAGCCTGTGCGCTTTCCGCATCTACTGCACCTTTTGATCTACAGAAATTATACGCATTAAAATCCCACTGTCTCCCGTCACCGAGAGGTGATTTACTTGCTACAAAGCGCGTTTCCCCGTTCCATAAACCAATCATTTCTTTAAATTCAAAAAGTTCATTACTTTGATAACGCCTTATCTCCCCCTCGGGATAATTAGCAGCAGACCCTAATTTAAAATTAAGATCAAGACTTCGTCTAATTATGTCTTGCGGATTATTCCGGTCAGTCGTTTGATTTCCAAATTCATTGCTCCATTTCCATCCACTAGCGGCACCGAGCGCGTTTCTTGCTTCTTGTTGAATCTGCCATGCTTCTGTTGAGTTAGTTGTTCCGACCCCTGTAGCAAAAAAGGGTTGCCCATTGCCTATATTAGAACCAGTGGATACAAAAACATCATTTGCACCTACATTAGTATCATGCGTGTGTGATGGCATATTTGCAGTATTAAGTTCAGTTACATATTCACCAGCTTTGTTACCGGATTCTGGTGGCTTTCCGTCTTCGCAAAACTTTCTATAATCTTGATTTTTATCAGTAAATCCACCAACACCAACTAAAAATCTACCCTCTGCAACTATCTCCCAGGTTGTTCCTGCTATTCTTGTTTGAGGATTAATATTATCAAAGGTTAACTGTATACAGCCGACCGGAAAAAATGCCTCTAACCACTCTGATGGTGTAGTTGGCCCTTCAGGATATATGTAATTATTAATTACTACTCTGTTACCACTTAGAGCCAATCCAGTAGAATTACCCGCGCCGTCAAAAACCTCATTTAAAGAGTCCCCTAACTCTGCTCCACTTAAGTGGAGTAAAGATGTATAAAAATCAGATATAAATTGATTTGTTAAACTCTCTGGCATATTACTATTATTTATGCCACAATTTAAAAATACTATCCAATGATAACATTTCCTTCTGTTTTACCATATACTATACCACCAACTATTCTAACTTTACCAGCTATAGCTTTTACTGTAAGCCCACCCTGCCCGGGTAATCTTAGCATTGGCCCAGACCCTCTAGTGTCCATTACAGGTCGCCATGTTCGTCCACCTCTCCATGCTAATCCACCAGGAGCACCCCAACCGCCACCTCCAGCAGCAGTATGCTCCGTGTAGACCCCGCTCCATAAATCTTGCCTGTGAATGACTCGTCTGACATTAGCTGGTTCATATATACCGGGTTGATTAGTACTACCACCATGAACTAACCCGGATCTATGGTTATAGCCATCCCAGCCTGTTGGTGATAAATATGAAAATCCATTATAGTTTAAAGTTGTTGTTACTCCAAATTCTGTATGCGATCCACGGCCCGGTTTATTTACACCAGCTACAATATAAGGAAGACCAGTTGTACCTCCATTGACACCGTTAGCTCTCCAATGCGGGCCTACTGCCCAATGCGCGGCATTTCCGTAGCCCCATGGCGATCTCAACTTATATCCGGAATTCCACCCACGGTATGGCTGACTACTATTATAGGCCGTTACGTATGTTTCAATTATTCTATCTCTCGACCTACCCGGTCTAGGTATTACCCGTACATTAACTGACCCGTTATTAGCTGGTGCTGTATTACTCCATTCTGGACCATCAGTTCTTACGTTACCATCAGCATCTATAGCACCGAAACGCGCTCCAGGAATACCACCTGTACCGCCACCGTAAGAGGTAGATGTTAATACACGTCCACCACCTCCACCAGTCCCTTGATCATGATTCATGATAAGAGCGCCCTGGAAACTGCGTAGACCACTTCTCTTCTTCCCGGATGACCCGCTTCCTCCAGCTTCACCACCCACACCTGGTAAATTTGCAAAAGCCGGTCCCCAACCTATTGTTACAATATCGCCTTTAGCTTTAAATAGTTGTAATGAATACTGACTGGTAAAATTATTATACCACCGACCATTTCCACCAGGTTGACCGGGCACACCGCCTGTCCCTCCCGCGGCAGTTGGTCTAAATGGGTCATCATTTTCTTTAGGATAGACACTCCAATTATTAGCCGGAACTTGACTACTAGTTATTACTCTACCATCACCGTCACCGTAGTCCCAATCGTTACGTTGAAATATAGGCGCAGTACCGCCCCAGCCTCCACCAGCTCCACCACCTCCACCAGAATGACCAAGCTTGGAAGCAGAACCACCTCCACCGCCACCTCCAATGGCGCCTTGTGTGTTATCTATAATAATTTCAGAATTACCGGTAGTATGTATAGCATCTCCACCGTCTTGCCCGTGGGTATATAAACTACCACCATCACCACCTCTACCCATAATAAAGCCTTTGTTTATTAATTCTAAACCGCCAGGAAATTCATCTATAATCATCGCCGGGCATTTAATATCATTTGGATCATCAGAATATATATAAACACCAGTATCAATAATAATTCTACATTTTGCTTGCCCGTTCCACCCATTATCTACTGCCCACTTATTTAAATTAAAACAATTGTTGTGAGTAGATTTTTGATTGCTCGTTATAATGAACTGCATGGGTAGATTTGGCCCGGGCCGTTGATCTGGGGGAATTTCGTCTACGTAATCAAGAGGAACGCGTCTCCAAAAATAAACAGGGAAGTTTGGTGGTATATTATTATGTCCTACACATTGACCCGTTGTAGATGATTCTTTAATGCTCGAGCCAGGAATTAACCCGTAATATAAATTTTCTCCACGAAATGCCTGTGCAACTGTAGCATTTAACTCTATCAATCTGTTTACACCTGCTAGAGCTATAGCAGCATCATCCATCCCGAGAACATCTATAATAAAATCACGTGCTTTAATTAAATCTGTATCTGAGAACCGTCCCGGGTGTACACGATCACTAGATCGAGGATCAACCACTGCTGATGTAATAAAATATTTATTATCATTAAACTCCCACGGAACCTCAACAGGCCTGGGACTATTTCCAATAAACTTTCCGTTAGTATTTAGAATGCCGCCCCACCCAGGTCCACCGGCACTAGCCTGGGCCCATCCTCTTAGTTCTTGACCCGCGAATTGAGGATTAAAATCTGCGTCTGTGTAAACTATTCCAGCTTTATGCCTTTCCTTAATTATATGATTCCTATAATTATTGATATTATTATAGGAAGTATTATTTTGAAACGCCTCTATTGCATCACTATCCAGATAACGTTGGTCTTCGCGTACTAATTGACTTGGATTAATTGTATCTCCAAAATAAAAGACAAACCCCACGTTGGTCCCTTCTCCATTTTTCTGTGCCGGTACTATTTCAGATCTAGCATCTGTTGAGTGTGTATGGTTCGGTAAGTCCTCTTTAGTAATCCTTGCCCTAAATTCCCCGGCCAAATCCCCGTTTTGCAATCCATTTCCTTTTCTTTGTTTATTATCTCCACCTGTAAATCCAAAAGTGTCATTATTTTTATCGGTATATGTTCCAGTACCTACTGGAAATAATCCCTGTGATTCTAAAATCCATTTTGTCCCCTTCATCTTTATGCCAGGGTTTTTAAATTCTGAAGTAATAATTATAACGTTAATTGGAAAGAAAGCATCTAACCATTCTTTTTGATAAGACCAACCTACCGGCGCCTGATAATTATTAATTATAATTCTACCACCTACTTCAGCTACCGGGATGCCAGTAGTTGAGCTTAAAGATATACCAGTCACGGTTCCAACACCATCATATACCTCCTGAAAGCTATGCGCTGCAGCTTTATCACCTGCATTAATGTTTGCGCCGCTTATATGCAATAATGATGAATATTGATCTGATATACGGCTCTGTGAAAGGCTTTCTGGCATACTTTAATATTTATATTACTAATTAGTGGATCCAGCGCTAGGATTTAATTCTTCATATTCGTCATCTCCTATAGTAATTGATCCTATAAAATCATCTTCCTCTATTTCACCCACCGTACCGATGATACTAGTTAACACTTGTTGTTGTAAATCAAAAAGTTGATTCAGAACTCGTGAAACGACATTATAATCTACTGCTTCATTTTCATGAAATTCAATATCTCTAAAATTAATATCTAATCCCTTATATGTAATGTAATCTCTTAATACTGGTATACCGGCTGATTCTTTTGGAGCAGGTATAAGACTAAGACTTAAAAATATATTTACGGTATCTTTAATAATATTTTGTATCTCACTGTTTAACGAAATTCCTAGACTAGATTCACAGCTTGTAATCTTGTCATATAAATTTTTAAGATCAAGAGGGACAAAATTTTGATATAATAGATTGCTCTCTTTAAACAAATATATACGACCGATGTTATGTAATAAAAAGAATAAATCAGTTTCGTTTTTTGCAACTATATAGTTTATATAATTAAAGTAATTAGATTTAAGTATATTTGAATTAAACTTCTTTTCAATTAAATTAAATCGTTCACCTGTATTATTAAAATACATATCAGGAAGGTATTGTAAACTTTCAGGATTCGCAAATCCAGAGACTTCAGTAGGATTTGATATAAATCTAGTTGTTATAAATCCTCTATCATTTAATATAAATACATTCGAATCATTTTGTGAAAAATATATTTGAATATCATCTTCGTCGACTGCAGTGTAGTTATATGTTGGCCTATGCCTGTAAACTATTTTTGGATTTAGCTCAGGCCCTAAATCAGTTAAATTTTCTGCATCTAGCTGATATAGATAAAATACACCTTCGCCACTAGTATTGTTTTCTAGAACCTCAGGTGGTGCTTGCCCTGGTGATGTTAACACTAATATAGAATCATCTGAATCTCTTATATCAAAAGCGACTATTTCTTCATCTCCAGTTGTAGTTAAAGTGTTAATTAGTTTATTTGAATATTTGTTTCTAATAGAGATGTAAGTTGCATCAGTCCCCATATACCTATATCCAAGCAAGTTGTTTCCTATCTTAACCGTCTCATCTATAATTTTATCTTCAATAATTATTTTATCGACAAGTTTTAGTTTACCGCATGGGTTAACAAAACTATTATCGTAGAGGTTAAGATCTATTTGATTAGATCCAGCAGATAAGCTATATAGTATATCTGTTGAATTATCATATGTAAATCTTGTACCGCCTTTAAATAGCGTTTCCCCAGTATCCTCATCCGGGGTAATAGGAACTAGACTACTGTCTTTAACAAAGCTCCCGGAAAATGTATGTGAGGATGTTGGAGTTGTAGTAAAATAAAAATACGTTTCATCATTATATACGAATAACGTACTATCAATAGTGTCGTCTAATACACTTATACCAGGTACTTTATCGATAAAACTAAAAGGATCAATTTGAATAGGAAATAAGTTATCTTTAGCTAGCTTTGTATCGTCATTACGTATGTCATTTTTACCACTAGACAGACCTAAAAAGTATGCATTTCCATTTTTTGCTGAATTTTTAAAATTTAGTAAGTCGTTTCGCGAAGTAATATTTAATGCGTATAGATTTAAATTATTTCGATTTAAAATACCTAAGTTTGTATCAATGAAAGACTGATCAACCACACTCCTAGGTGATATTACCGGAGATGTTAATATATCGGATTCTATAATTTGTGTAGTGGTTCTATCAAACTCTAACTCACTCAATATACTGTTAGCAAAAAAGGTATCAGTAGTTTGTAAAATACGCGAAGTCTGTGTAAAGGTCTTACCTGTGTAAGCTACACCGTCTCTAACATTAACAAAACCAGCGTATGGCGAACCACTTAAGGTAAAGGTCCCAGTTGCTGCGTATTTAAAATATTCAATCATTTCTTGTAGTTTGTAAATTTAACCTCGTTAATACTAGTTGTTTTAGGTATCGAGCTTTTAATATTTGTTAAAATAAGGTTTTTCACTTCGTCTTCAATATTACTATCAGATATATTTAAATTTTTAACATTAATATCAACTACATTACTCTTATGTTTGAGATTAGTGTTAATTGAGTTAACTAGTTGTATATTATCTGTTAAATTTCTCTGGCCGCACGGTAGTGATATAGTAATATCTTGAATTTCGTTTAAATTAGAGCCAAACAAATACGCTATCTGTTCACTCTCATTTAGAGGGGCCAAAGCTAAATATAAATTATCAATTGCAATTCTATCTTCCTCTTCATGAGCTGCATTCAGTAGTATATCTATGCTTTGTTGTACATTATTAGTATCTTTATAATATATAAAAATATCACCGAAAAGAATTCTCTTAGTATACATTTGAAATGCATTAATTTCAAAGCTGTACAGCTCAACTGAATTGAGATATAATTTAAATTTACCTAAAATAGCATCAAAAGATAAGAAAATATTATTTTTTTCGAATAAATCAATTTTAAAATCATACTCAAAAGTTGTTTTAGCTATTCTTGCTGATAGAGCTAAGCCCTCGGTACTATTATCGAACAACTTGTATGTAAATTTGCAAGTGCTTCCATTTTTCTTAAAGCAAATGCCTCCATTTATTGCGTTAAATTCAGATTCAATATAAAAATCATCTGTATCATTTTGTATAGTAAATCCTAACCCAAATCCTCCATTTTCGTTTATAGTTGAAAAGTAATTATTAATCTTTCTATCTATTGACGAAACATCACAGAAGTTCGCAGGTGGTTTTATAGTAAAGTCTTTGTCAGCAACTCGAATATATTTATATCTTTTTGATGGCTCAAAAACCAAGTCACTCTTTTTATCAAAATAAAGCCTATTTGTTACAGAGGTCTTTAAACTTGAATTAGTCATTATTAAATTCTCTACTGCCTGGTCGTAAGTAGCATTAAATGCGTACACGCCCCCGAGTGCATCTTCTTTCGAAACAAGATCCGGGTAAAAATATCTATCAACCCATGTTCCGCGCTCACCAATGCCACCAGAAAGCCAAGTACAAAGGTAAGTAACGTTTTCGCTTTTAACAGTATTATCATCAAGATTATATACCCTATCTGCTAGATCCGGTGTTTTAAAAGCAAAAGAACCACAATCAGCAAATTTTGTATCATTAATGTTTATCTTGTTAAATGGTTGGAGTGAAGAAGGTGTAGTAAAATATGTTGTGCCAGGTCTTATAACCAAATCATAATTATTATATACGTAATTTAATGCTAGCGTTTCGTTTTCTTCGCTATCTATATCAGCAAAGATACTAGTGTAAGTTCGTAAATCTTGTGAGTATATAGTTGTTTCAGATGTAGATAACAAATTGTTGGAAGATGTAAATGAATCTTGTGTATTAACAATATTTTTTAAATTAATAAAATTAAATACTTGCGTGTCGCTATTACTCGAACTATAAAATAAGTAATTTGAGGTTAAATTAAAATCACTTTTATCATCCTCTATTTTTCCGGAATTATCATACGTAATATACGAGGCATTATAAGGCGATGGTATAGTTAAATTCAATTCCTGATCAAGCCTTATACTATAAGCAGTAACCGCAAACTCATTATAATTATTTACCGGATTGAGCCACGTCGCTACAACTTTATTACCATCACTAGTAATAGCGTAGCTATCTGAGGCCCCTCCTACTCTTTTTGTAGAATATAAATTAATATAGCTAGTTGCTAGATATTTCGATAAATTATAATTTAAATTAAATCCCGATAGTGGTAATTGGCTCTCTGAGACAAACAAAACATCTCGAGTTTCAGTAAATTCAGTATCGTCAGTATCTTCTACCACGAGAAAATATCGAAGATCATTTACACGAGTTGCAACTCTACAAGTAAAGTCGTCTATTAATTCAATCTCAAAAACATCCCCGCTTATTGTGTTAATTTCAGCTGTTCCATAATTTTTTGCCTCATAAATTATATTTTGTAGCTTAAAAGAACTTAAAACAGCAGGTTTAAATATACCAAATGCACTTGCACTAAATCCAAAATTTAAGGTCGTGGTATATTTATCCGGCTTTATTCTTGGCGCATTGTAAGTTGTAACACTATCCAGTAGGTAGTTATCTGTAAGATAGAAGTTGGTATAGTTTAGATTTTTAAAACTCTGTGAACTAGAAAGGGCTTGAACAAAGTTTATCTTAAACCCACCATTAAAAGTCCGCGGAAATTGATCTAATTCAATATTCATCGGACAAAAGCTAGCCTCTGCAGAGCTGAGTGCGCTTAGACTAGATTTTACTAAAGATCCCATTAACAATATTTATGCTGTGTCTGCTTTATAAGATTTGTTATTGGCCAGAACCAGCGACTTCACCCGCGCCTCCGCTTGAAGGATCTTCTTTGTAAATGTTGTTATCTAACTGAACAATAAAATCATCTTTTTTAGTAAGAAAGGTAAATCTCGAGCTATTATATTTATTATTTAACAAATCAAGACCAATTAAATCCATATCTTCAACAGATTGATAATATCCATTAGTTCTTATATTTAAAGGCGCGCTTAATTGAGTAGTCTCACCGGTAACATACCCTATATTTATTTTAAGTATAACGGACTTATTTAGCGCGTAATTTGAAGGCTCGTATATATGGTTATAAAAATCGGTTATATATTTTGGCGCAACCCCCTTATTTATTTCCGGGTAAATTGAATCTTTTGTGTAATCCCTAAAAATTGAAACATCTGGTTCAAGCACCGCCGTACCGTCGCCCCAGTCGATTGCTATATAATTTGGAAATGTTCGTGTATATACATCTACCAGATTTAAATTAAAGTTAGTTACATCAAAGAGATCAATAGGTTCATAAACAGTAGTTTCATTTGCTGTTGTAGTAGATATAGAGAAGGTATAAGTGTTCATAAAATTAAAGCTGCTCCGGACAGTGGTGATGGTGATACGTTAGTTGTTGTTAAAGCAGGTATAATAGATGATAACACAAAGTTTATATTATCTAAATCGCGTATATTCTTTGCAGATTGTGTAAAGTTAAAGGTAAATCTGCTGTTATTACAAACATATGCTTCAGTATTTAAAAATTCAATATTATCCATGTATTGAAAAAGATAGTTTAGCAATACAGGTCCTTTGTTCTGATCTTTTAAAATAACACCAAGATTAAACTGCTCGTTATCACTACTATATGTTAGTATAGGTTTACTGCATTCAATGTACACAGATGGATCAGCTGTTAAAGAGAAAAACGCTGCAGAAGAGATAGTAGGATTTCCGGTTGTTGGATATATTTGTTCGGTCTTATCGTTTATATAATTATATTTGTAGATCTGTGGAAAAAATCTATCACCCTTATACCCTATTTGTTCTCTTGCCATTCTACAGTAAAATACATCATCTTGTACTTTTAACCTATTACTTACCTTATCAAAAAAGTTTGTATTAATAGTCAGTGAGTTTGTAAATGAATTAGGTGAAACGAACTTGTCATTATCGTAATTTGTTCTCTCTATAATTAGATAACTACTAGTCTCAATAAACAAAGTACTATAAAAAATATCAAAATTAACTATTGCTGTCGACAGTTCATTACAGATTGCAGTATTATATTTTGTGGACAGATAAGGTAACCAGTCTGTAAGTTCTTTTACAGCAGGTGTATTCCACGCTTTGTTTACATTTTTAACATAAATTTTTCCTAGATGCTCTCTCTTATTAAAAAATTGCTCATGAGCAGAAGTTACATTAGCTATAGTAGTTTTTGAAAATACATCCGCATTATATGCAAAAGTTTCTTCGTTTGGTGCGTAATTAAATATTATATTATCTGTGAACAGCCCACCGTCATAATTTTTAACATCATTACCACTATTTCCCGATCCTCCGGATAGTCGTACATTGTAAGTAAAATTACCGACTAAGCTTTTTGTCCACGCGTCAGTAGGATCGCATAATGCTGTAAATATGGTCCTGGTCGCAAAATCCGTGTTATCCGGATACGGTGGATTTACATTAAACAACCCAATACCTGCTTCTGTTAGTTCTGAAAAATAAAATTGTGCAGTGCTTGTAGCATAAGAGCTTAAATCAGAAACATTTGATGTACCAATATCAGTAGCACTTGTCGGGTCTACAAGTGCTTCAGTATCTGAAAAAGCAAAGTATGCCCCTTCTTTTACGTCCGCATCAATCGTATAACCAATGGGCCGCCCGTAGTCTACCTCCAAGTAGTTTGAAGGCTGAAGTAAAGTCTGATATGGGTTAAAATATCTATAAAATATATTATATGCTGACGTTGGAAAGCTGGTCCAGCTACCTGGTGTATCAGGTAGTAAATCAGCTGGACCTCTACCGGAAAATCCATTAGTAAATGTAGATAGTCCTGATCTTATAGTTTCAGTAAATGTAGCTGAATCTGCTACTTTGTATGAAAACTTATACCCTTCACCATATAGGTCATCAAAAAATTGATAACCGTTCATTAATAGGCTTTTTACCTTTTTTGGAGTTTCATTTATTACATTATTTCGATAATAGTTATTGTCTTTTACTAGCCCGAAAATATTACCGAATAAATCTCTTTTACCGTCGGCTACATATCCCTCATCAAAGAGATAAGATAAATCTGTATTTAAATTTCTATCTTGGCCCATTTCGGAATTATACCCAATAAAAGCAGAACTATCTCTATCAGTATTAGGTTGATTTACTGCAATTCCCTTACTGGCATTATTAATAGATCTAGAAGTGTCAATAATAAAAGTTAAGACATTCTCCGTGTTAGTAAAGAGATTCGGATCCGGAAATATGTATAATTGGTTAGGAGGGTATTTTTTTCTTGTAAAAAATTGAAGCCGTTTTCCTTCAATTACGACAATTGCAGAGTTTTGTGGTCTAAAGAACCCTAGGTCCCTCTCACTAACAATTTGATCAGAGAATACAGAAGCTGTAGAAGGGAAATCCTGATTTACAAAATTAGCGTATGGCTTATCCGCTTTAAATAAAAGTTTTAATTGATTATTTTCGTCAAATTCCGGGTTACCATTTTCATCCGTAGCTAGATAATAAAAATCAGCTCCCATAAATTTTTCTGTTAACTTTCTCTTATTACCAAAGATTGAATCGTCAGATATTTTAAAATTTAAACTCTCCCGGCCCTCCTTAAGGGCAATTAAATCTTCCCCAACATTAGCAAAAACTTGTTGTATAAGAGACTCGTCGGTAGCTAAAAATATATTATCTTTCGGTAGATTAGCAGTATCGTAGCTCTTAAAAGTACTACCATATACCTTATCATCCGGAGGTCTATTAAAATACTGAGAAAAATTATCAAAGTACTCTGTAACTGATATTGACAGATCTTTTTTAATTTTAGTAATGTCGTAGTCTCTTGCTGCTGTACTACGATTTTCTAAAAAATCCAGAACAAGATCTATTGCAGCGCGCTCTACGCCTAAAGAGCTTCCTTTAACTTTAGCTTTTGTAACTGCGTAATAAACTCTTTGGCGCTTTTTCTTATAATATGAAATAATACTTCTTATCTTCTTACTGTAAAAAGACATTGCCATTTCGAGATCGTATGAATCTGTAAAATCTAACTGAGTTAAAAAGGTTCTTTCTGCGTTGGTAGAAAAATTTAAAGTGATATCTCTTAAGAAATCACGGTATCTTTCAATTATCGTTTCTTTGTTATCTTGTCCTAGCCCAGTATTTTTAATATTCCATCTATTAAGGTAGGCATTATAAAAATCCGTTAAAGTCTCTGGTTGGTATTGTTCACTTACTGTTTCAATAAATTGAACAAATGAGAACGGCGTAAATTTATCTAATGCGTCATCATGCCGTACATTAGGGTTAGTTATAGATAAATCTACTTCAGGGAAGCCTGTAACAATTGTATCCATTAAACATATTTATCTCTAGAACAGAGATAGACTACTAAATAAGGAGTTTCGAATCATAACATCAAATATGTTATTGTCGCCCTGGAGTGAGCTAAGCGGTGTACTATAGTCCAAGGTTGTTAATCCGTTTGAATAATCAATTAATCCGCCTATAATAGTATTATCATATACTGCAGATAAACTATAAAACTTATAAAATTTATCTACTTCTGATGGAGTGTCATATGATGCTGGTAGTACGAGAGGCCATCCCCAATGCGGTCCACTGCTTGTTCTATCATGAAGAGTAGAAAAATCACTAAGCATATATGTCGTTGTGTCACCCGCTTTAGAATATTGATTACCGCTTAACGCACATAAAGGCTGATACGTGTTTAGCCTTGTATAAATACCGCTAAACTTTTCGAAGGCTACAATATCTGTACCTGCAGTAACTTGATAAGTTGCCGTATCCAGCAGTGCACTTAAATTTTTTCCATAAGTGGTTTTTGTTGTATGGCCTTGAGGGTCGTAGTTTTCATCAAACTTATTTTCTGTACCTCTAAACTTATTATAGTTAATGCTCAACTGACTTAATAATCTATCTACTAATTCCGGTTGTTGTGCTAAGGCTCTATCAAATACTAACCCATCGTCATCTGCTAGATTGGCTAAATTAATAAGAGAGTTTATATCGCAGTAATCTATATCACTAGTATTTGATGTAAAGTTTTGTATCCTTTCCCACAGCTTTTTACCAAGTACGGTATACCTACTGCTTACATTTCCGAATATACTTCCGATAAAGTCTGTAAACAGTATATTTTTATCTAATAAAATTTCTTGAAATCTTAAATCTTTTATTGTTTGCTCAAAATCGAAATTTTCATTATGCTTATATGCTTCATAATGATTTTTAGGATAACATGTAAAGGATGTATATCCAGATACAGTGTTACTCGCTGTATGAATATCTCCGGAGAGAGTGCTATATGGACACTTTGCACTAAGAGTTAAAAACGCTGGTTTCGCTGAGATAGAAGCTAGAGTATCATCGTTAAATGTTAAAAGCCCCCTGTACCAGAATTTTGTATTTAGAGAAGATAGAGTAGCGCTTAGACTTTCAATAGTATAATGTGTTGTGCTTACAGGTACACCGCTTACACCAGGTACTATCTGCGGAGCCCTACCGGATAATAATTGAAAGATTGGCTCTCTATGACTAGATAGAGCCTTCATCGTGTAGTAGCCTGTATTCTTTGGTGAAAGAATAAACGGGATTCCTAATCCTTTAAATTGAACCGGGGAAACATTAAAGGTTTCTACACTATCACTCTCACCGGGGATTCCGTTTGACGTTATCGCGATGCTGCTAATAGTTTGTGCAGATGTGGGGCCTACGAGAGACGATAGTGTAATTGTAAAATTATTTGCATAATTATTATTTTTATACCCGGTTGTGCTATTAGAGAAAATATTATTTCTATCTTTAAAGAACGATATGTTAATATGGCGATACGGTGCTTTTTGCTCGTCAGTCTTAAAGTACACTATCTGCTTACCTGAACTCCCTACGTTGACACTTGATATATGTGAGCTTAATGTATTGATAATTGCAAAAGCAGAAGGACCTTTTCCAGAAACGTGATTATTTCCACTCAATCTCATATAGATATTAGTAGAAGAAAGAGCAATTTTATCTATATCTTCGTATTCATACCCAGACAGAGTATTAATATAATTCTTCTTATAAAATGAATTAAACGTCTTAAGATTGTTAAATTTATTAGCATCTAAATTATAGTAATTAGGTGAATCACACCCTGATATAGAAAAGTAAATATCTTGAAAATCTTGATAGAAGGGTGACTGTGAATTAATTGTTATGGCATTAGAGAACTCACCAGCTGATAACTCTAACACGTTTGCACTTAAAGTTCCTGATACGAGTGTAAAGGTATTAGTTATATAATCATGTATTGTAATATCGGTACTGTATGCTGCTAATATTGAATTGTTATCACAATCACGAAGCACCATTCTTACATTATACACCCCGGGATACTCGTATACATGACTACTAGTGAGAGTGTTACCATAAGTACCGTCACCAAAGTCAAAGGTAGCTTTTAAAGTATTATACTGAGTTGTTACTGCTTCCCCGCCCAATGAACTAGGTATACGAGCTTTGAACACTAGCGGGGTAAATGGTAAATTATAAGAAGATAGCTTAGCTTCTCGCTTGTAATCTTCTACGTCAAACGTTGCATAGTTAACTGGTATATTACTCATCTGTTATAACAATACGCTTGGTTACAGACAGCGGAGAGTATAGATAGGGGAACTTAAAAAACGGTAATGTTTTATCTTGGTTCACTAACTCTATATCACTTTCTGGGTATTGAGGGTTAAATGACAAAAATGATATACCTCCAGTAAATATTTCTCCGGTCTGCTCATTTCTTGTTTCTATTCGCTTTATTCCTTCTAATGAAAGAATATCGTTAGCTAGGTTTACTAATTTTAAGTCTCCACCTAGTGTATTATCTCCAGGCTCAAAAAACTTTGTAATTAAACTCCCTATTCGTGCTTTTAATGTAGATTTGTTAATCTTATTATTTGTTTCTCGAACAGCATAGAGTTTAGTTTGATCTAATATATCTAAGCTCAAGTTAGCAGCATCACCTATGCCTAACCCAAATGCCATATAGATAGGATCTCTAGGGACAACAGTGTTAGAAAGCATTTTGCGATCTTGTGTTTGTGTAACTATATAATTTTTAAAGGAATTACTTAAAAATGGTGGGTATGATTTATCTTCGATAGTCTTAAACTTCGGTACAACAAAAACATTAATATTATTAAAGTCACAAGAATCAGCAAAATTTACCTGGTTAATTATTACTCTATTTACTTTATTTGGATCAACACATATGTCGTAAAAATATTGTATATACTCATTAATATAACTCTCATTACTTACAACTCGTGTACTGGTAATTACGTTAGCTAGGTTTCTCTCTAAAAATGATTGATAATCTTTTTCTGTGACCAGTCTTAATTGAGATGAAAACATCTTTGGAGCATTTTGTCTAATTTGCTCAACTGTCTCCTCTGTTGATAATGCAGAAGAATTTAAAGGGTTATTAAATGTAATTTTTGGACTATTGGTAATATTTAAAAACGTTGTCTCGTTTTTATTCGGGTACAGATCGTTAAATAATTCACGCTGACGAGATGAGTCATAAACAAACAGCTTGTTACCGTTAATTATATTTTTACTAATAACACCACTAGTGTTATCGGACTGTAGGTAATTAACCGATACTATATCATCTGAATCTAATTTCTTACCAAACACCCCGTTTCCAAATTTGATCTCATAATGACCATATTCGTTTAATCGTATCTCACATACCCTATCAACGGATTTAGAAAGGTATAAACTCTCCACAATATTATATTCATAGTATGTGCTATTACCTGCCTCTTTTACGTATACACTTATTGTACCGTCAGCAATAAATTTGTCACTATTACTATCTACAATGTTCTCCACGACTATTGGTAAAATTTCAAATTCCTCGCCCTGGGCAGTGTAATCCGGATACTCTTTAATGGTTCCTTGATACAATATTACCTCATCATTTACAGTTTGTAGAGTCTCTACTTCACCAGCATTATTTCTGTTAAAAGAAATATCCTCATTAAAATTGTATTGAATTCCATCTGCTAAGAAATAAGAATATTTGCGTATAGTATAATTTCCGGTTGGTAGAGATGTTGATGCTACCGCGTTTAAAGGAACAATAGAAGTCTGCTTTCCAGCTGGCTTATAGCCTATAAGTTTTACGATTTTGTTCATGTTCTCATATAGAGTAGCTTGATCAAAATTTACCTCGGACGCGGTGTTATTTAAATAGAATAAAAGAACATGATATGAATATGCAATTATATCAATTACAGCAGCTAAATTACTCCCATCATAATTTTGATCAGTAAATTTTTCATTTTCATCTAATCGATTAATAATATAATCTTTTAAACTTACCGCATCAAACGCAACGTACGCGTCTTGTGGCAGATTAAAATCTAAAAATTTATTTGAGGTTTCGTTTGTGTTCGTTGGCATGGTCTTATAATACGTAGTATCCGTTACTATTTAATAACGACTTAAGTGTTATCCCGTATGCGTTTAATGACGGTATATTTATTTGCATAGATATGTAATATTCCTGAGCATCTGTAACAGCATCTACATTCACATTTAACAGTTCTATTCTTGGCTCTTGGTCAGGCAACTTTGTATCGATATCATATTTTATCATATATGCAGTAGAACTATTTACAGGATCAAATAGATATCTCCTTAAATCCAGACCAAATAACGGGCTTAATATTTTTTGCCCCGGGGATGTTAAAAATATATTTATAATGCTGTTTTTAATAGCTTGTAGATCATATGAGCCTTGTACATCCTTTAAGATTACATTTTTGTTTAGTTGCTTGTTATAGTATACCTCAGGCACTAAATCTAAAAAGAGATCCTTATACAGATAACCGTCTCTTAAGCCGGCTTCGTGATTTTTATCAACTGATACATCTGATATTTTTATAAGAGCCATTTATAATATTTAATACTAGAGTGGTAAATCGAATTTAAGGAACTATAATATAATATAGGTATGCGTGTTAGCGGTAAAACTGATGTTGATGTAGAAATAACTCCACAAGAGTTAGTATCAGCTCTTAAAGAAGAGGTGTATTCGAGAATGAATTTCCCTAAACCAAATGAAGGTCGAGTATACATTAAAGACGGACGATTTGTTCATGAAAAGTCCGTGTACACAACACACTCTTTCGAAATTAAAGAAGATCTAGGTCTTGCTATAGAAGATGACACTGAAGTGTTTACAGCGTTTCATACTTTAGCAGAATTTCTTAGAGATTAAGTTACACGATACCGTGTGATTATTTGCAAGGCTGCATAAATAATATTATGGCAGGTAAAAAGTTTGTTAATTTGCATGAATCATATATGAGGAGATACGAGCGAGGAGGTTTCCTTGTTGGTGACGTTTTTAAGTTTAATGACGATTTTAAAAGCTCAGACGGCTTTAAGTCTCTAGGAACTAATACGCAAGGTCTCCTCGATCAGATGATTGACTCGGGCCTTCACATAAGAGTTGTTGGGATAAAAGACACAGAACCAGCGCGTTATCCTGCTAACTCTGCAACATCCTCAATTGATGTAGTATTAGATATTGCTCTTGATACTGGTGGAGGTCGGTACACCCATTATTGTTCTATTCCTGGTTGCTTAGGACAAGCTGTACAGTATGCACCTAATCTTCTTCCTATCCCAGATGCGATGAGAAGAAAGAGTAACGTCACTATTAAACCAGAAGAGGTTGTTGAGGATGAAGAAAATCTTGCTAATAGAGCAGATAGAGGCGGGACTGAACCTCAT